ATACACCAACAGAATTAGGATGAAGTCCAGGGTATAAGTAAAAATCTGAGCGAATTTAAGGTTGCGCACAAGCATCAATGGGATGCGGTTGTAAATCCGCTTAATCCCCTTCAGCATAGGGTCGTCACTGTCGTTAATTTGGTAACTTTTGCGGTCTCCCTCTTGAATGATGGTTAACACCAACCGGTCGTCTGAGAAAACGATTAGTGGCAACACTTCAATGACCTGGATAATAAACCAAGCCATTGCTGCCACAGCCCAAACGGCTGTTTTGCCAAACCCAGCCACCACCCATCCAAGGAGTGGAATAGTGGTTAAGAATTGGGCGATTAGGGAGTCCCGGATACTTTGGGTCATCAACCCAATGACTTTTTCGTACGGGCTTATATTCAAAATAGCGAAGTACACCCCCAACGCTATAAGCACATAGATGCCATATTCAGTCCACAGCTTTTTTCTCTTTGGTGGCTTCATGGTTATTTCTCCATAACTGGCTGCGAGTAGATGCCCCCACGAAACCGCTTCAACCTAGCAGCCACCACGTCCCGGTTTGGGGTTACCGCCACAGATGCGATCGCCCCAGTGGCATCAACTATTCCAGTTGCGCCATTGGAGTCACACACCACTGTGTTTTCGGGGTAAGAAGTTCCAGTGTGGCGGTCAACCGGCACGGAACCTGCTATAATGGGCGCATATGTCAATTTCGGATGTTTGCCCCGCACCAAGGGGAGACAACCGTTCTGATAGCGTTGATCAGCTATCTTGGATTGTTGTAGCACCTCTTGGTTTTCTGCGTATTTAGCTTTGATTGCGTTGAAGCGGACTTGGGAATCTACGAACCCGGGGATAGCGAATGCTCCCACTGTGGTTAAAGCGCCGACAAAAAGTATGTCTGTTTTGTTAATCATAGATATTGCTCCATATTGATAGTTGCGTAACGACCCTTTTTGGACGTTGCTACGTTTGTGCGCACTTCTGCAATTGTGGAGTTAATCAAGTTTTCAAACTTATTTGGGTCTAACTTGGGGACACCAAACTGGTTTAGCAGCTTGTCCCGTTGGTTGCCATTGCGGGCTAACTGTCCCAACCACTCAGAGTCGCTGGCTTCAATTTCTGCCAACTCTTGGTTAAGTTGAGCAATTGTGTTTAAGTAGGCCTGAGTCTGGACATCATGAACCAAGCTAGCGAGGTCCACACCACGTTGAGCAGCACGAGCCGTCAACAACAGGGTGGTTCCCTTTACTCCTAATATTTCAGTCACTCTGTCCAGCGATTGACCCTGCCCGGACTGGGTAGCTAACTGTTCAAAGCTAGCCGGGTTCCCAGCCGTTAACGCCTTGTCAGCGGTTTGGGTCAATGCCTCCGCCGCCTGAAAGTAGTCCTCTAAGTCCTGGACCACCTTGTCTGGGTAAGGTCCCCCAATATCAAACCCACCGTGCTTCTGGTGGTAAAGTGCGATCGCCCCACGGACCATTTCCGGTGGGCGGTTGTAAATTGTCAGCAGGTCATCGAACTTAAACATGCTTAATCACCTCATCAAAAATTTTACGTTTTAACACATTGAAGTTAAGACGGATAAACGTCTTAACCGATTTGTTGCTGCTTCGGGATAACGGGTGTTCACTTGACTTCGCAAACAGGATTAAAGCCAGTATGAACCGCTGGTAATTGTCCAGATATCTACCCCGCTTTTGGCGGTGGTAGTAATCCGCTTCTAAGAACGGGATGTCTGTGACAATGTCTTTCTCCCAGGTGAACACAGTAACCCGTGATACACCCAAGTGGTCTGCCCACTGGTCCCGCGTTAGCAGCAGACTTTCGTCTTTGATTAGGTCCATCGTGGGGGAATTTTTAAGTCGTTCCAGGACATGGTCTATTTTCAATGTAAACCCACCATCCGTCCCACCATCTGTCAAAACCTCCTAAGCTATAAAAACTTGTAAGCAGAGGTAACTAAAACCGGGGTTTTGTAAACTGCTTACGGCTGGTTTACTTTGTATATTTGCCAAGATATTAACATTTCAGATGCAAGTCAATTACCTCTGGTAAGTAATTTTAAATTTCCACAAAAAAGCCACCAGTTACGGTGGCGACAACCAAGTATAGCAATAGGTACTTGATAAAATTATAACACTAAAACACCTTCCTAGCGGATGCTAGCCGAAGTTCGTGCATAACTTGGTTGAACTGGCTCGCTGGTATTGCCATAGTACCGGCTATGTCAAGTTGCTCTAAAACGGACTTGACATCGTTGTCAGACAGGTTTAACTTTGACCGGGCAGTTGACCACAGCAGTTTTGCTTGGTCTTCCGTTATGGATGGCTCCGGTTCCTTGGGTGCACTGGGAATGGGTGCAGTGGGTGTGGTAATTTTTTTGGGCTTGTCAGATGCCTGGATCTTGTGGGCAGCAGCCAAACTGGTTAGTGGACCCTTGACTCGAGATTCAAGCTGATCTGCGTGGTCCAGCAGATAGCTAATCACGAACTTCTGGTCATCTAAGTACCGAGCTACTCCCCAGTGCTCAGCTGCGTTCTTAAAGGACTCCGCAACCACCCGGTCCCCGAAACTACCCCGGCTGATGTCCTTGCCGCTGGATGAAAGGACTGCAACCGGAACATCACCGTAGGCTTCTTTGCGGATATCTGCAATTGTAAGTCCACACTTACAAAATGCTTGTTGCTCAATGATTTTAATCTCTGAGTAGTCTACCACCCAAGCGGGGTAGACTTCGTCTAAGCGTTCACGGATGTTTTGCCACGGGACGAATATCCAGTTCCCCTTGCCGGGCAGTTCACGTATTTCGTGAACCGCCGGTGGGAACGGAGCCTTGAGTCTATTTATAAGTTCTGTTAGTTGGTTCATTGGTTAAAAAACACGCTAACAGGCCAGTAGTTAGCGTGAAAGATGGTGTGTGCATTCAGTTTTATTCTAACGCCAGCCCAAAGCCAAAGCAATATCTGGGAACTGTTCCGAGAAAATTGTCTTGACGGCTTGGGCTACCATGACATGTTCCAGTTGGGTCCCATTGCCGGTTCTCAACTGGACATAATGAATCCATGACCGGGCATTGCCAGTCATGTACAAGCGGGTTGGGTGTGCCAGTGGCAAAACAAACCGGGCTGACTCCCGGGAGACCCCCCGGTCAATTAACCGCTTGTACAGACGCAAGCCGCCTTCAAAGTAAGTTCGTATCTCGTTTTCCATATCTGACTTCTCAGCCGGGGAAAAGTCGTCTATGGAAGACTGGCGGTTTTTGGAATCTTGCCGACGCATTTTGGGCAGATTTTCTGGTAGCAAAGTTGGGTCAGCGTACCGTTGGCTAAACTCCTGAAATGTAAATGAACGGTGGCGCAGTATCTGCGCAGCCACCGCCCGGCTGGTTTCAATCTCCAGGGTCATGTATGCATGCTCAAAGACAGACCAGTGGTCATGCAACAAGCAGTACTGAAGCAATTTAGCCGCAGTACCAAAGTTTAGCTGGTTGTCTGGGTTGCTAACCCGAGCTGTGTAGCTCAAAACTTGTTGGGCGGTCTTCCCCATCAATTCGGCTGCACCGCCCGTTATGGCAATTAGTCTGACAGTCATGGCATGACAACCTCGGTGTTGCCGTCGTCGGTAAGGCGCAAAATAGTGGCGGAATTGGCTGTGCCCGCCAAATGGGTATCAGCCGTCCACTGGGACGCTATACGCTCAGCGGAATTTTTGTCTTCCGCCCAGAACGCGTCCTCAAACAGCAAGCCATCTGTCTCGTCACTGTTGAAGCATAATACAACGTACATCAGAATATAGCCTCTAACGTTTTTTTGGCATGTTTCCAGTCTACGCCCAAGAAACGGCCATCGTCCCCAAAATGGCGTGGCTCAACACAGACAAGCCACCAGCCGTGGCGTTGCCTGTACTCAATGTACCACTGGTCTATCTGGTCTGCTGGAATTAATGCAGTCAAAAGTTCTGTTTTATTTTTTGTCTTCATTAAGTTCGATTAGCTTGTCTATGTAATGGCGGGCTTTGTACAAATCCTCTAGCCCGCCTTTGGACCGCCAACGCGTGACGTACTTCACTACGTTACCTTCAAAAAAGCCCAGACCATTCGCAGCTATATAATCCCAGGGTTGTTGTGGGACATCATAGTGAGGGGTGGGTGGTCCCCCCATCCCCATGAAATTTGCCATATTACCTCGCTAAAGTAACTTCATGTTGTTGGTGCTGATACTTACCAGAGCGGTCGGCATAAGTAGTCTTGCACCGTTCCCCCTGGAAAAAAAGCAGTTGAGCCACGCCTTCGTTGGTGTAAAGACGTACGTCTGCACCGGACGAGTTTGAAAACTCTAAAGTCAAATATCCGGTCCACCCCGCTTCAACGGGAGTGATGTTGGCAATGACCCCACAGCGAGCGTAAGTACTTTTACCCACGCAGACCGCCGTGACATCCGGTGGCATAGTGAGTTTCTCAAGGGAGACCCCCAACCCGTACGACAGTGCTGGGAGTACAAAAAACTCCCCGCTATCGTCACATTGAATGGGAATGTCTACCAAGTTGTCCCGGTTAAATTTTTTGGGGTTGACCACAGTCCCGGGTATGTGTTTAAACACAAAAAATTCTTGGGGAGACAACCGGATGTCGTACCCATAAGAACCCAGCCCGTACGAGATAACTGGACGGTTATTGACATGGTCGTACCGCACCGAGTGGTCCACAAACGGTACGATCATGCCGTCCTGCAACTCAATCCACCAATCCGTTTTGATCACACTAACTCCTTAGTTGAACTGGCATACACAAGTAAGTAAGAGACCCTCCGTCATACCCCAGTGGGGTAAATATGACGGGTGCTAACTCTGTGTTGAACTCAACCTTAACCTTGACCCCAGCCATAGATTTAAGCGCATCCATTAAGTATTTGTGGTTAAACGCGAGGGTGATTGGGTCACCCAGCAACTCAATTGGGATGATTTCCATCCCACTGCCCAACTCTGCTGTTTCAGCAGAAAGTTCCAAACTGTCTTGGTTAAAAACGAATTTGACAATGTGATGCCGTTGGTCCGCCAATACAGTTATCCGCGCTAAAGCGGAAACCAGTTCTGTGCGGTTTAGATGAACTGAACGCGTGAATTGTTTTGGGATTAACTGCCAGTAAGCTGGATACGTGCCAACCAGTAACCTACTAATTAAAGTAACCTTAGCCGCCCGGAACTCAACCCGGTCTTCCTGGACATGTATTTCTACTATGTCCTCAACGGAACATCTCGCCAAAGCGGAAACCAGTTCTGCCACAAGCCGGGATGGCAGGGTGACGGGTTCCATCTCCATAACGCTGGAATCCCCTATCTCAATCACAGACAATCTGTGCCCGTCGGTTGCAGCCACAACCATTCTGTTGTTGCTAACTTTGATGTTAACTCCACACAGCACCTGTTTGGTTTCGTCCGTGCTAGCCGCAAACTGGGTAGCACGGATTGCTTTTAGAAGCACGTCTGCTGGTATGTCAACTTTGGTCTGGGACTCAACCTCGGGTATGTTGGGGTATTCCTCCCGGGGTAAAGCTGATATAGAGAACTTACCCCGCCCACATTTAAGTTTAAGTTGATTGTCAGTCAGCTCAAAGCTGACCTCGTCGTCGGATAATTTGGCAACAATGTCAGCCAACAACCGCGCCGGTACGGTGGTTGACCCACTCTTGCTGACTTCAGCGGTGAACCGGGTGGTTATAGCAAAAGCCAAGTCAAACCCAGTCAAGATGACCAGATTTGAGTTTGAACAGGCTTCAATCAGTATGTTGCCTAGTATGGGATGGCTTGGGCGGTGCGGAACCGCTCTAACAGCTAAAGCCAAATTTGTCCCTAGCTCTTTCGTTGTGGCTATGAAATTCATCCCCTTAACCCCGGATTGTGGTAGTAAATGCTTGCCAGCTTCCAGCATGGCTGACTCGGTTCCCGGTGGTTAGAACCGGACATAAACCACCGGCTTACGGTGGTTGCATTAACCCCAAACATTTCGGCTGCTTGGGCGTGAGTTAACCCCCGCGCCGATATCAAGTCTCGTGGGTCTATGCCCACATTGTTATGGTACCTATCCATTGGTCGTCAGTGTAAAGTAACTAACTCTATTATAACTTGACTCCGGCTAAATATGAAGTCCGGAAGTCATAAGTTAGTTTAACCACGCCGGTGACCCCATTGCGGGCCTTTTCAACTATAAACTCCAGCGTGTCGTCATAGGGGTCTTTACTCAAAAGACCGGGACGGAACAGCAGAATAACGTTCTCAGCCTTCTCGGCTATTTCACCCGAACCTCGCAAATGGTTCTTGTTGGGACGTTTGTCCGCCGTGGCGGTAGTCCCCCGGTTAATCTGGCAGCCCAACCAAATTGGGCAACTGTACTTACGGGCTAAGTTGTGCAGTAGCTGCACCCTCCTACCCAGCTCTTGTGGGCTGTCTGCTGGGTAACCCGGAACCGGTGGCAACTGCTGTAAGTAGTCCACAACAATACCACCAATGTAACCGTGCTTAGACACAATTTTCCTAATGTCCGCTTCGATAGCTGACATGGTTGGGGCTTCGTGGTCATTGACATACCACGGCATCCCGCTAAGTTCTTGAATCGCTTCAGCGACCCTACCCCAATGGGGGCTACTTGGTTCACGCCTTAACCCCGCCACATGACGTGAATCCACTCCGCTTAGGTGGGCCAGCATCCTGACCCCAATCTGGTGACGGGACATTTCGGGAGTAACATACAGCACCGGTGCGCTGTACCGTTTCATGACTAGGGATGAAAACCAAAGTAGTACATGTGACTTTCCGGTAGAGGTCTCCCCGGCCACCACGGTAACCCCCTCCGTAATGCCACCTAGGTGGCGGTCCAGTTCATGATACTCAGGCCCGAACTGCATCGGCTGCTTAGGCGGGTTGCTCAGGTAATCGTACAGTTCCAAAGAGTATTCCCCGGGGTCTAGCAGTTTGTGAACGGTTTGGTTAGACTGGACTGAGAGTATTAAGTCTTGGCATTTTTCCAGCGCTTCGTTGGTTGCAAGAAGGTTGTCTTGGGCGATCGCTTGAATGCGTCCCCCAATGTCCCGCAACTTCCGTTGAAGCGCTCTTTTTTTTATCAGGGCTTCCAGGTCCTGCCATGGGGTCGGGACCAACTCCCCACCCTCCAAAATTTGGGCAATGGCAGCCCGCCCACCAATAGCTTCCAGCGACTTAGTGGACTCTAAGTGGTCCACCAACGAAATTAGTGTGGGGGTCAACCCAGAATCATACAATCGCCGCATTGCCCCATAAATTGCCCTGTGAGGTGCGACCAATAGGTCGTCTGTACAAATGGACGTTTCAGCAAAAACATCGGGGTTAAAGAGGCAAAATCCTAAGAAGTGTTGTTCCGCTTCAATAAGTATGTTGTCAATGGTAATAGACATAATGGTTCCCTCAGGTAGTTTGGTTAATTTTTCTAACTATGGCAAGACGCGCAGCCTTATGGTCAAAAGCCACGGGTTGTGGTTGTGGTTCCGGTTCTAGTTGCGGTCTGGATTCCTCAAGTGCCAGCTTCTCAAGTGCCAGCTTCTCATCAAGTGCGATCGCTTTCTGGAACTCAAGCCATAAGTCCCCAGCCCGGACGTAGTTGTTCCGTATCTCCGCCTTGGCATCAGGGAGAGTGGCTTCCGGACGTTTCCGCTTGTTCTGTTCCAAGACCCAATTGGCAAACTCGGGTTTTGGGTTATTGGCTGAAACCATCCATGGGTCAGCCGGGAAGCAAGACATTTCCGTCCCCTTAATCCCGTTGCGTTTGCGCACAAGCGGAGGGGGGGTAGGGGGGGTGTCTTGAGGTAATTTCATATTTTGGTTCATTTGTTCCACACTCTCTTTCTCTTGGTCTAAAGAGAGTATATATATATTATTAATATCTCTATAAGGATGTACTTTCCCGCCGCTTGTGCGCATTGAACTCGTAAACACGGAATTGCGATTTACGGATTCAATTGGTTTAAGCGGCTGAGATTGGCTTTCCGTAATCGTTTCAGCTATTTCCTGGTTTTTTTGGGTGCTTACACGTGTTGAACTCGTAAACACGGAATCGCGATTTACGGATTCAATTGGTTTAAGCGGGGAGTGAATTCCGTCAAGCCCGGGCAGTGTAATCGTTTCAGCCATTCCCTGCTCATCTTGGGTGCTTACACGTGTTGAACTCGTAAACACGGAATCGCGATTTACGGATTCAATTGGTTTAAGCGCAGTTTGCGCAGTTACCCCATTCTTGAAAATGTAAGTCGTGTAAGCGGATGCACCCCGCCCACGAAACGTGTACGCACAGTATAAGTACCCATCAAACCTATCTTGGGCTTTCTTGTACTCCGTACTGCTTTTGTATTCCTTAACCAGGTCCTTGAAGGCCTGGTTAATCC